AGCAAAAAAAGATTTTAAAGGATTTGTGCAAGATGTCTAATATATTTTATAACCATTGGTTGAAACGCGACGGGGGGATTTATAAAGATTTAGCATTTATGGGACATAATGAGAGAATAAACTATTTACAAGAATTTATCGAGGATTGTGAATATTACATGAAAGAAATTAAAGGTAGTAAAAAATTTAAAAAAAACATTATAAGAATAAACAAACGAAGTATTAGATTTTATAATAAATTAATTGATTACATAAGAAAAAACCCAAATATTCCAGTTCATAAAGGTTTTAAAAGTTATTATCATTATTTAACTAACAATGATGAAGAAAAGATTAAAAAATTTAAAAAATTTGTACAAGATGTTTAATATATGAAATATCAAATTTGTATAAATGGGCGATACAGTAAACCCGCGTTGCTAAAGAACTGGAGGGGGCGCAAGGTTGCGAGCGCGAGCGCAAGCGCCCTATCAAAAAAACTAACAAGCGAGCGAGCAGAGAGGATAATATGATTAGAATATATGAATTGTCTTTAGGACATAATTCTACAACAGATATGACCACAATATTAGACCATAAAACAAATACAATCATAGCAGAATTTGATGATTACGATATGGCTAAATATTTTTTAAATAAATGTTTTAAATTAATTTTAAAAGATGTGAATAGAGATGGTTGGTTATATACTTTAAAACAACAAGCGACAAGCGAGCAGGAAGAATAAAGCTACAAGCTAGACAGATATTTCACACAATCCTCAAGCGAATCAACAACGGGCTCAAGCGATGACAACGGAGAATCCACAAGCGCAAGCGATTGCTTGCCCTCAAACAACAAGCACTTATCCTTCCACTCCACAAGCACAAAAGAATTCTTGGGATGCTGGAAATGAAACGATACTTGATGAGGGGACAGGCGAACTTTGTTGCCGTTAGCTACTTTAAGTTCTACTGTGAAAAAGGTGCACTTAGAATTATAACCCAATATATCAGGAGTCCCAAATAAGCTTTGGTTTTCAAGTCTAGTCCAAACGATATCTTTTGAAATACTTTTAAGTTTTTTATATAATCTAGCTTCTGGCCCCATTGCATCGGGTAAATCCTTTGGTTAATAATCTTTTATATAACCAGGAGGTAAAATTAATCTTTCTTCTCGGTTTGGTTTTAACACGACGCGCAAAGAAGTATCCATTGGATTGTTACTTTGGTGAACTTCAATCCGTTTGATCTCCTCTAGGTATCCCTTACTAGTCATGATATAAATCTTAGCATCGCTGACTGCATTACCTCTACGACCTTGCTGTCCTTCAGTAAACTTTTCTAAATACTCTTGCAGGTGTTTAACGTACATTACTTTTTTACTACCTGACTACTTAATTCCTCTATCACTTTTTTATAACCATGCAAGAGATTTTCTAATTTTATGCATTCAGATTTGTATTTTTTTAGATCTTGTATTTCAGCTTTTAACATTTTTATAATTTCTTTATAGCCTTCTATAACGTCATCTTTCATACCTTGACAATATAGGACACTTATCTTAAATTGTCAAATATGGGTGTACCAAAAAGACTAACAGAAATGCAACGCAAATTCGCTGAATTATTAGTATTCGGGGATAATGGTAAAGCGCTTACAAAGACAGAAGCAGCCAAATTAGCAGGCTTTAGTCCCAATAGATGTAGACAGGAAGGATACGAATTAACAAATCCCAAGATACACCCTCTAGTTGTGGACTATATCGGAAAGCTTAGAGAGGAGAAATTACAAAAATATATGGTGACATTTGAAGGACACATAGCAGAGCTAGATCGTATTAAGGAACTAGCACTTAAAAAAGGATCCTTCTCATCTGCTGTAAATGCAGAAACAAACAGAGGTAAAGCGGCAGGTTTATATATTGATCGTAAGATTATTAAAACAGGTAAGCTAGAGGACTTATCGGAGCAAGAATTAGAAAACAAAATGAAACAAATATTAGAAGACTACGCACCACTTTTAAATGCAAAACAAATAGAAGGCGAGATTATATCTTCTGAATCTTCTTCACCCACTGTCGAGGAATCATCGTCCGATCCCCAAAACTAATCTCATCACTATCTTTATCGTAAGAGGCAAATAACTTAATATGTTCTTTTGTTTTTTCGTACAGCCAACCTTCGTTAATTGGTCTAGCTAATTTCATCCTATCAAATTCTTTTTCAGTGGCCCAGCCCGAATCACTCACACAGTCGATCCACTCCACTCGGACTTTCGGATAAGGTATATCGGGAGTTTCTATTGAGGCAATCGCTTTTCGTCTTTTCCTAGGCATAATATCTTCTATCACCCCTATAAGAGATATACCAGATAAATCACTTATCAATAATCACCTTTACGCGCGCGCGAAGGCACCACTGATGTCTAAATATGACATAAATTTATGTCACTAAAACAATTTCTGTCATAGTTTTTGTCACCACTTTAGCTAGCAATACCAACACTTTTAGCTCATTCTGACAAAAAGACAAAAATTTTTCATGTTTTTTTTTAATGTGCTTAATTTATCTGTGAGATCTCTTATAGTACTGTCTTTGCCTCTTTTTTGCCATAATGTTGACGCAAAGCGGACAACTTATCCTCAGCCCCCGCTATTATTTCTAACTGCTTATCAACCTCTCCTGTTATATCAATGTGTTCAGGTATAACTAAATTATGCTCATTTATAGCATCGATCTTATACAGTGCGTCTTCAATCACTGCATCATACTTCTTTAGAAGCGTTCTAAACAACTTGTCGTTCATGTTTTCTCCTATTCATAGTTTGTCTTTTGTCTGTTTTTTGATTATACTCTTTCGCTTGTTTTCTACATTTATCACCCTCTACTTTAGAATGATTATAATCTAGCCAATCAGCGTGTATTTCAAGTATCTCGTTTTTCAAAGTCCCCTGCTTCGATCTTGACATTTGCTTTCTCCTTTTCATCAAAAATTAGGTCATGATACATGTCCAATCTCTTCAAAAACTTATGTTTCCAGCTCCGTAGTTCATGGTCCGTGAACGAAAATTCCTGGTAATACAAATCTGGCGTACATATCATGATAATACCTTTACGAATCATGGACCCATATACATAATCATGGGCCATGGCGTATGCAGCAATTTGTAAGAAATAGTCATCGATCCAATCTTTATTCTTGGGTCTATTAGATTGTTTAAAATCTATAATAGTTTCAACACCGTTATGTAAACAAACGAGATCAGTAGACCCAGCATACAACCCAGGGTAGTGTAGCATAACTTCCGACCCATACCACTCTTCAACTGGCGCAAGACCCACTTCAATAACTTTTTCGGCCATGGGCTTCGCCTCCTGTCCGATTGCTGTAAGATCATCGTAGCCAACTCCTTCCACATAAGATTCGAGGAACTTGTGCATGGCAGTTCCCCTCCTACTACTATGGTTCTTGATTTCTTCAGCTCGTTTTTCTCCAACTTTGGCCTTCCAGTCTTTTAAAAATTGTTTATCTTTGGTCGCCCCTAATATCGTAGTTACTGACGGAAGTCTATAGCCACCTATATCATAGGTCCTTGATCCATGTTCATTGATTTGTTTACCTTGGATATAGTTATATTTATCAGTAAACTTTATCTTTCGTCCAATGTTGTGATATTCTTCTATATCTTTATCACCCATCATTTTATGTTCCTTATAACATAATAGATAATAGCACATCCTATCATTAAACAGACCATATTATAAGCAAACATACCTAATCCAAACCCAATCGTCATAGTTTTTCTTTCAATTCTTTTAAATATTCTTCGTCGGTTTGTTCCATTAGTTTATCTTTTTCGCCTCTTAACATACCTTTACGAACCTGTGATAATGGTGCTGAGTCATGTACATTACCCGATACAGATACTCTTACACAATCAGAGTTAAATGGACTTACCCAATGTTTTAACCACGCAGGAAATATAAACATATCACCTTCTTTCGGAAAGTAAGACATATAAGTTACAGCGTTCCTTGGTCCTTCACCATACATAAACTGTATGCCTCCAGG